TTTTCTTTTGTGAACAATGGCAATCTGTGCTTGACATCCCACATGGGGTTGAACGCTCGGCATCCTGTTTCAAATCCATGCACTTGGTCTGGCGCAGGCTTTGTGGTCTTTTCAGGTGGCACAAATTCAATGTTGGCTTTTTTACGTACCATGGGAATGGTTTTGAATTTTCCCACTTGGTCATTGATGCGCACAGTGTAGCCATCGCCTTCGGCTTCTACCACACCAACCTTGCGATCATCCTGCTTGAGGATCCAATACTTTTTATCCACTATGGGTTTTGCTTCGATCATCCAATACTCCTTTGTATGTTTGATTCAACCAGCGACCTATGGCATCTGCATAGTCGCTGAGTTTGGTAAGTTCGTACTTGCCACAAAATCGTAAAAAGTGTGCACCTACCATGCCCACATCCTTATGACTAATCTGCTCACGTATGGCTTCATCTACAACTGCTTTGACAGCATCAGGCTGTGCAGTAAGATCAATCAGAGTGCGATTGCGTTCATAGTCGTCCAGCACCTTGCGCTCCACTTGCTCATGGTCTGACCAGCGTTGCACCATGAGATTGTTCCAGGCATAGCCACGACGATCACGATCTTCAAATGCTTCTGTCAGTCCCACTTGATTCTTGGTGCCTTTTACCCGCACACCTGGATAGGCCGAAAACACATTGTCACCTGGATCACCACGCATGCATTTCAAAAACAACACCCACCGCTGATAGTCCACAGGCGGTACAAAGTTGACGTCAGCTTTACCAACCTTGATCTTTGAGTTGCTCTCAATAGTAAATGCCAAGTTTTTGCCTTTTGCGTCGGTAACACCCGTGGTACTAAACAAGTGATCGTTGATGCCATTGTACAATTTTACATTGGGTGCAATCAACTGCACAAAGTCGGAATCTGAACTAACAATAACATGTTCGTCTTGGGGGTGTAGTGCAATCCAACGTGCAATGATGTCGTCTGCTTCTGCTGTGGCACAGCGAACAACACTACAGTTGGTTTTTGTAGACAAGTATTTAGTCAGCTCATCATAGGTTTCCCAGAACAGCTTGTCCTCTTCTGCTTCTGACTCGCTCATTTGCCCACGTGCCACTGCACGATTGGCTTTGTAGGGTTTGTAATGATCTTTGCGCCAGCTACGCCCTTCCAGTGCGAATACCACATGATCAGCGCCCAAATCACGTGCTACTTTGTTTGCACTCATCAAGGTCAAATGCAGGGCAAAGCCCAGTTTGGTCCAGGTGTCTGCGGCGCGATGTGCTTGGTGCCGCGCACGGAAAAACATGTTGCTAGTATCAATCAGTAGGTAGCGCATTTGTGTTCACCAAGTTGTGTTGTTTGATGTATTGTAACAGGTATTGCGCCCAAAAGCAATGGCCTTTGGCATCAAAGTGGTAAGAATTTGGAGAGACCCATTTGAAACTGTTGTTTACCAGCACAGAATTGTAACTAAGAGCTGGGTCATATGGACCAAGATAACTTTTACCAAAATCTCGTTTATCTGGAATATCACTAAATGTACTCCATCCGTTGTAAAACAAATGTGTTACTTTTCGATCTGACAGTTCAACATGCAGGTTCCAGATTTTTTTATACCATTCTTGAGTTTTTGTCCAGTAATCGTGATTGGCCACATATTGCTTGTAGCGTAATTGTAAATCTTTTGGAACCCAGTCAACTCCGCTGGCGTTGACCTGGTAATAGGTGCCATTGTGCAACCACTCTTCTCGTTCCCAAGTAGTCCATTGTATCACAACAAAAACGTCTGCTAAGTCTGTTTGATTATCTAGCCATTGTTGTGTAGTCCTAAGTATGCGATCATTACTGGATCCAGATTCTGCATCACACACCAAGTTGGCATCTAATTGTTCTGCAAGTTGGGTACACCAACTGGCCGCTAGATTCGCGGGATGTGGGCGTCGATCTATGCCAGCCCGGCCATCATCCACAGCAAATGCCGCAGGAACAACTGCTTCTGCGGCCGCAGTGTGACTACAACCATTCACATACAATATCATCGGGGACTGGGACCACCTGTGTCATCTGCACCAGTTGGTTCCCATGCTTCCAGTTTCTTTTTCAGAGATTCGGCCTGTACCACACGTTGGCGCAATTCACTGCTGCTGAATGAATGATCACGACCGTTAAAATGTAATTCAATATCACGCTTGTGACAGATCTCACGGCCAGTAAATTCCCGGCCTTCATATTCCACACCCAAGATGCGCACGTCAATGGGCAGGATCAACAACAGGTCTTCCAAATCTTTTTCGGTGTTGTACACCCAGACTTCGTCCACATACTTGCAACCAATCAGTTGCAGTTGTCGTTCCACAATGCTCTGCACTGGTCGGTTCTTGTTGGGCCGATCCAAGGTGGGATCGTTTTGCAATGCACAGATTAGATACTCGCATTCTTCTTTGGCTTCACGCAACATGGCGATGTGGCCAGCGTGTAACAAATCAAAGGTTGAGGCAGTAAAGCCCACACGTCTTCCATCCATCATGATTGATTTTCCTTAACTTATTTCGCTGCGGCCATCGCCAATGTCTCGGGTGTGTACATAACCATTTGCTGAGTTGCGCATGGCTTGATCTTGTTCCCATGTTTCCATCACCACGTGTCTGCACACATTTTGGAACCAGCGATCCACAATGTCAGAGTCTGCATCTGTGGGCTTCATCATGTAACCGGCCTTGACCAGTCGAGCAATGAATATCTCATTCCAGTCTAGTTCAAATGCGCCTTGATGTAGGTTGTTGGGATCAATGTCCATGGTAAGAATAGCCACGTACGGTTCGTTCTTTTCTGTGGCCGTTTGCTTGGCAGTTTTTTCAGGTGCTTTAGGCACACGAATAACTTTTTCTTTTTCCTCTTTTGCAGGAGGTGTCTTTTTAAATCGATCAAAAAATCCCATTATTTGCCCCACCCGTTGCCCCAAAGATCCACGTGCAATCTGGGACTGTACCAGTAGCCACGTTTGAGTGCTTCGTCAGCAACATTGATCCTGTTGCCATCATACACACTAACCACACCACCTACAGGCATCACAAACACAGGACCACCAAATTCACGCAAGCGATATTCATCCACTGCACGATCCAGTTCATCAAAATCTGCAACTTTTTCCACCACAAATTTGAGATATGTCACGCCATATGTTTCATAGTCCCATACCACATCAGGCTTGATGGCATCCGCCCATGTCTCACCAGATACTGAAAGTTTTGGGCTCACACTAAATGTGATTTCACCAAACCAGTTGCGCAAGTAGTCTTTGAATTCTCGTGTTAAGTCCTGAGTACCATTAGTTTCAAATGTAATGTGTCGTAGACCACGTTCGTGCAATATATCCAGCAGTTCGGGATAGGCACGTTGCCAACCCAACAGCGGTTCACCACCTGTGATCACCAAATGCACAGGATTGCCATTGGGTTGCAACCAGTTGCCATTAGGTAACAGTGCTGTCATTCGGTTCACAAGTTCTTCCACTGTGTATGTGGGACTCAAGTGTTTGAAGTCTGGGTGCCAGCTGGCATAACTGTCACAGCCTGTGTTCACCAGTGGCAGCTCTTCAAATGTTTTGTACAGTTCCACAGTCTTGGCCACTTCGTCTGCTTCTGTACTTTTCTCACCAGGCTTGCAACCAAACCCTGAGCAGGTAAAGTTACAACCAAACATGCGCAAGAAGATACTAGGAACGCCAACATAGCGTCCTTCGCCTTGTGCTGAATAAAATAATTCTGATACTTTGAGTTTCATGTAGTTCCTATAGTCTTTTGACTCGGGACATGCCCGAGCGTCTTGGATCTTTATTTAGATTGATACTTTGTTCATGCATTTTAACACGAGTTTCTGTTTTTGTCACCCAACCCGGCAATACTGTGTCTAAATAGGCCAAATGCTCTTCGGGGCTGGGGTGCGGGTCAGCACCGGGCTTGGGCCAGTTGTTTAAAAACACAGTTTTATCGTAGCCTGGTAATACACTGTCCAGTACATCGCTGTACAATCGCATGGCATCTCTGTGCAAACTGGCATGATCATCTGCAGTAGGTCTAGCCATGAGTTCTACCATGCTGAGAAAGCGCCAGGTCAGACCCGGGCGATTTTCCAACAGTGTTTTTACTGCCTTGATGTACGCCAGGTCTCTTATCAAATATCCTCGCTCGTCGTAATGATCTTTGAGATATTCGGGTTCATAGATAGGACAATTAAACACATTGCCCAGAGTGTGCCAACGACCATCTACATAACGATCGTCTCGGTTGAAATCTGTCCAGCATACTACCACAGTGTCGCCGGCACCAAACTGATGCCGCTGATCTGCCTCCATCACTGAGTTAAAGATATAGTGATTGCCACCACCAGCTTGGCCCCAATTTTCAAAGTAGTCAAACTCTGGTGCCAAACAATCTGCCCAGGTACTCCATCGGTAGTTGGTAAAACTACACCCAAATGCGAACAATCTTGACATCAAGCCACTAGTTGTTTTTTCTTTACGGAGAAACTGCCTTGTGCTTTGGCGGCACCTGCACCTCGACGTGCGCCCTTGGAGTCAATGTTATTGACAATATCCACGGTGGCTTTACCAAAGTTTCTACGCCTTGCAAAGTAAAACAACTCCAAGAATCTATTGAAACTCATGGTCTTGTCCTCAGGAAAGTCCAAGCGATACACAGTTTTATTTTCTGTCAATGGTCGATTAAAACTGTGTATCGCTTG